AGGAAGACATCAAGAGCGCCGCGCTCGATGCGATGATGTACGGCACCGGGTTCCTCATGTTCACCGTCGAACATAATAAGGTGGTGGTGAAGCACATTGACCCGCTCACCGTGCGGCTTGCGGCGCCGGTCGTCGTGGAGATTATCTAATGAGCGCCGACTGGCTAACCCGCAAGCAAGCCGCGATCTACCTTACCAGCATCGGCTGCGCCATCTCCGAGGGTACGCTGACCAACATGGCGGCGAACAACAACGCTGGCCGCGGTCCGCCGTTTACCCGGGTGAGCTGGAAGGTGATCCGTTACAACCGCGCGGATTTGGACGATTGGGCCGCTAAACGCTGTGTGAGGGTGGAATGACAACCGACACCATAACCGAGTACCGCCAGCTACTCACCCGGGCACGGCGCAACTTCGCGCTGTGCGTGGTGCAGATCCAGGACAAGGCATCGACGGCACACGGCTGGCGCATCAAGGCCGATCGTCTGCAATCCGCTATCCGGCGGGCCGAGCGGCTGGCGCACGTTGACCTGCTCGACGCGGCTGTGACGCTACTCAAGCGGGAGAATGAGCCATCATGAAGCCCTGGCCCGTAGCGCACGCTGATGTTGGCGTGGTAATCTTCGCTATTCTCGTCGTGCTGCTGATCGGCGAAGTCATCTGCATTATGCGCAACCGCTAATCCCATAGCCTGTGCGCGCTTTCTCCCGGGCTATCAGCGAGTAGCCTTCAACATTGACCTCTCTAACCGCATTGCCAGGCAGTCCTTCAGAGCAATCCGGCATGAGCAAACCCTACCGCGCTGCAAAAAGTTAAGGGTAAGGTCGATATCGCATATCCTTCCAAAAAATGAATTCTCGTTAACGCAACAAAGCATTGCTTGCGCGCAAGCCTAAATGCGGCAACAACGGCCATGTTGATAGGAGGCTAAACACACCCAAAACAGGAGAAATCAAGTGAGAGTTAAACCGCGTCACGTTGAAGAAATAATAGCCATCCGCCTCGCCGATGACTTGATTGCCGAGCATGGCAATGTCCTGATCATCCGCGACGAAGCCGTTGAAATAATGAGTGAAGATGAATTCGAGAAGGAATTCGAGGTAAATAGCGAGCATGAGGATGGGGGCAATGCGCCGTCTGTCGCTGCATCTACCGTACGCCGGTCGCCTGCAGCTGCGCCTGCTAAGCCGCCCCTTACTAGAAATAGGCTCAATAGTGAGGAGCGCATTATCCTGGCATTTGGTCCGGACACCGAGGGGAGCTACCTGACCGGACTATCCGTCGGCAAGCTGTCTCAGATATTGGAGCGGATGCCCACCATTACGCTGCTGGACCGCCTGTTCAAGCTGACCAAGAACAAGCACATCGTCGGGCATATCGAGGACGGTCTGCTCGTTTATTCGCTTACCGACATGGGCAAGGAAGTCTCGATTGGGCTGCGGGAAAAGCGAAGAAAGCATTAATCAACCGACTCTATTTGAGCAGTCTGCGATTCACGGATAAACCGGGCCGCGGCCTCCCATGCCGCGCGCTCGGTCTGCCCCCAGCCGATATAACGGCCGTCATTCATACCCACCCGGATCATGGTGCCGACTGTGGATGCCCGGGCGCGCGGGAAGTGGTTGCGCACGAAAGCCACATCGTCGCGCATACTCACGGAACGCCACCGCCACCACCAGTAAGCGCAGATAGCGCGGAGCCTGGCGCCATGCTGGTCTTGCTCAGCCCCTGCGCGGCCTGGACCGCCGCCATCATGTTCTGTGGTGCCTGCGCCGCCTGCATGGCCTTGGCGTGCTGCTGGTCATTCTGCGCCACCACGTCCTCAGTGAGAATGCAGCTGATCGGGAAGCCCTGGCTGTCGGCATATTCACGCATCGTCTTGTCGAGGTCGAAGATGCGGATCGGAGACGGCAGACCAGCCGCCTGCGCGGCTTCCTGCAGCGAACCAGCCGTGGCCAAGGTGTCCTTGATCTTTACCGCCTCGCTGGCGCGCATGGCCATGGACATGATCGAGGTAAACGAGATCTTAAGCGGGACATTTTGCAGCGACGGCGGGATTGGGTCGATCATCCGGCGCCGGATCATGATGTCGAGCACGCGCTGGATAATCTGGCTAAGCGCCGCCTCGGTAGCGTTGATGACGGGCCCGATTGCCTGGAGGCGTTCTAGGTTGCGCTGGGTCAGCTCCAGCTCATTCCTGGGCTGCACGCCTTCCATCTGCGTGATGGCCATGAACACGTCCACGAACAGGCATTTTTGCAGGCGCTGATTCACAAGCTCGATGTCGGCCGTGATGCCGGACAGCCACACCGGGTCAGGCTCGAATAGCGGATAGAAGCCTTTGCCATGCTGATCCGCCGTCACATAGGTAATGTGCGCCGGCTGGATCGATGCGGGCTCATTCTTCATCTGCACGCTCGCCCCCATCGGCGGCCGAACGCCCTTCTCGATGAACTCGGCCTTGCGCAGCGTCTCGCGCTGCACCTGCTTGTTGTCGCCCAGCGCGTCCATGCATGGCGAGCGGTAATAGGCATCATTCGACGAGCGCGACCATCCGAACACGGCAAATGGCGGGGTGTTGAATCCGCGGGCGGAAAGCGGGCCCGTGCCCTTGTTGCCCTTGAGCCAGTAAACCTCGCGATACGTGAAACTGTCCGGTACTAGCGGCGCGCCGTTCTTACGCCCGACGGCGAAATTAGGCTCTATCGCGTGGCACACCACCATCTCGCTATCCAGCGAGGCGCCAGCGTTCTCCCACATGACCTGGATCTCTTCCGGCACATTCTCGACGCCGAACATTTCCACGATTTGCAGGATCGTCAGGGTGAACTCGCGGTATAGAGTATCTACCGAGAACCGGGCGCCGACGCCGAGATAATACTCGCCAGCCACAGGCAGGTAGAAGCGCACCACGTCCTCGTAATCCTCGTACACGATGACCGGGGCCTGGCCGATCAGCGCCGTATCCTCGAACGCCTGCCGCATCACCTCGTAGAAATTGCTCTGCCCCAAGACGGTCGTGACCTTCTTGGTTGAGTTCTCCAGCCAGTTCTGCGCTGCCGCGTCGAGCTTCATCCACGAGAGCGCGATGCTCATCTCGAACCAGGGATAGCTCGGGTTCGTCATGCCGCTCCACATGCCGGCGGCGCATGTGCGCAACGCCTGCAATCCGGTGCTGTCGATGATCGCCTCGTTGATCGGGTTGCCCCTCCACGTACGATTTGCGACCGGAATCCACAAATATCGTCTCGGGCTGAAATATTCGGCGAGGCGGGACCAATGGGCCCACCAGCTGTATCGCCAAGTGTAAAGCTGCCCGCGGCGGTTCTCCAGATGCTTGTACATCCGGTCCCAGCCATTGACGTTCTTGGCCTTCGGCGCGGCCGTCACCGGCATCTGCGAGAGCAGCGTGGCCGACATCTGTTCGTAGTTGGCCGTGCTGCTATCAACCACCGGCCGACCCTCCACCGAGCGACGTAGATTTAGCTGCGGGCGCAGCGCCGGCGCCGAGCGGGCTGGTCTTGATCGTATCGCCATAGCCCATGCCACCGGCTGCGGCAGCTGCGGCCTGGCTTGCCTGTGCTGACTGCGCCGTTGTGGCCAGTGTCGGCGGAGGCGGTGGCGCCGTAGGTGCTTTCGGCGCATGAGGCGCCAGCGCGGCGGAAATGCCAGCCCCTGCCGCTCCTGCGGCGAGTGCTGCTGCTACGGGGATTGCGACGGCCATGGCGTGCTCCTACTGGTACATGCGAGCGATCTCGGCATCATCGCTCTTAAACGGGTCAAAGTCAGCGCGCGCGACCGACTGCGTGCGGCGCGGCCTTACGCTCATCGGCGTGACCGGATGCGCGAATGTCAGCGCGAAGGCGTCGGCCTCGTCCGGGCTGTAACCGATCTTGGCCTTGATGATCTCTTTCGGCTCTAGGATCAGCTTGTCGCCCTTAAACGCATAGTTGGTTTGGGTTAGCGCCGCGGTTATCTCCGGGCTTTCCGGAAGCGCGCCGCCGCGCTTAATCCATTCCGCGAACTCGAAATACATCTCGGCCCGCTTGTTGTAGTAGCGCGCCGGGTTGGTGGCGGATTGGCTGAACTGCACACCGATCGCGTTGCGCCCCATGAGCGCGAGCTGGTCGTACCAGCCCGAGCCAAAACCGCCAGTCATGTCGATGAAGCAGGCATCCGCGCCCCATTCGCTCCACTCGCGCGAAACGTGGCTGGCGCCTTGGGTCGAGTTGATGTTGCGGTATTTCAGCACCTTGAACGCCTGGATGCCCTGGCGCCGGGCGATTACGGATGCGTCATCACCCTCGCGCGCCACATCAACGCCGAGGATCTTGGGCGCAGCGCCGATCTCGTACTCGCGGTAGTAGCGCTTCATCGAGGCTTGCACCTCGTCGATGCCGATTAGCGCGTTGAGTGAGGCCGGCGGAAACTCTCCAAACACATTCACCTTTACGAAGGCGTTATCTCGGCCGTACTTCTCAATCTGCTCCCGGGCCCACTGCACCGAGATGCGCGGCGATCGCTTCGGGTCGTCAGGATCACCGGTAATGTGCGTCAGCGACCACAGATGCCGCTCCGAGGTGAATGCGCGGTAGAGCGGGCCTGCCAGGTGCGTGGGGTTGCCGGCGATGACCAGATGCCCCTCGACGCATGAGGCGAGCGCGGCTTCGGCCGCAGCCATCACCGCATCAGGGATGCCGCCAGCCTCGTCGATCAGGAACATAATGTAGTCGGCGTGCAAGCCAGCCAGGGTGTTCGCCTGCTGTTCGGAGTTCGCGGCCTTCGCCCAGCTGCGCGCCGACATGAACCATGTCTCCGGGTGGTCCTTCGCAAATATGCGTGTCTTCTGCCACACGAATGCCGCGGTCAGGAACGGGCTCTTGATCTGCCACTTGGCCATCTCGGCCCAGAGCGTATCGGCCAGCGTATCGGCGGTGATCGACGTGGCCGCGATCTTGGGGTGCAGCCGGGTGGCGAGGAAATTCCACGCCAGCCATGCCAGCAGGCATGACTTGCCCGGGCCCTTGCACGCGCTCATGGCTTGGCGCTGGTTATGCGGGAACGCATCGAGTATATCCGCTTGCCACGGGTCCGGCTCGACGCCAAACACATCGCGCACGAATTGCGTCGGCTTCTCACGCCAGCGCCGTATGTTATCCGCAGCCGTCGGCGCCTTACCCATCCTTCGGCACGCTGGCCTGGACGAGCGTTTCCAGCGTCACCGTGCCGCTATGCTCGATCTTTTCCTTAAACATGCCCAAATGCTTACCCAAAAGGTTCCATGCGGAAACGCGGGCGCTGGCTGACGAGCCCTCGGCGGTATTCGTGGCCTCGGCGTGCAAGCCTTTGATCACGTCGTCTTGAGTAATTTCGGCGCGGATTTCCGCCTTTTTCTGGGCTTTTTGGATGGCCGCATAGACGTGCGGCTTAACCTTACCGCCGCTTACCCACTGGTAAGCTTTCGACTTGGCCATGGATATGCTGTAACCGGCCTCAATAGCCGCGCGCTCCGGGTTTAGGTCAATGACATATTCCGCCACGAAGCGCTTTTCGCGCGCGTCGAGCTGCTTCTGCGCAGGTTCCTTCTTTGGCGTCAGCTTGGCCATATCCCTGAATTACACCACAAATCAGCCTGTTGTGAAGTGTTTTGAGCTATCGTCGTTTTGTCTTGCGCGCACGAAATATATGTGCCATAAGTGCGACACGGTAATCGTGCCGAACG